ATGAAGTCGGGCAAGTGGGAAGCAGGCAGGTATCTTTTCACTGCGGCACCATACGACGACGCTTATTCAAGCGTTCCCGACCAGCACAAGCACTACAACTTCATAGAACTGGAATGCGGTCAGATAGGGGCTTACCCTGGGAATAGGTGTCTGTTCTACGACTCGTCTTTCGTGGAATTGCCCACAGAAAGACCGAAATACCGCACGAACACTCACACTTGGTATGTTGAAGACTTCGGTGAGGATGCCGCATTTGATGACCAGATAGCACCATCAACTTCTCTGTAATCCGCAAAAAGGTGTTGATTGTGTCTCTATGAACCGCTACGGTTGTGAGCCGTAATGAAGAAAAAGGCGAACCGCTTGACAGACATGGAATTTGATGAGGTATCGTTGGTGACACGACCAGCGAACCAACTCAGCAAGGTCGTCTTATTCAAAAGCGATGTAGTTTCGGAGGAAACCGTGGATAACACTGAAGTAGAAGATGTGACGGAACAGGCTGAAGAGCAGGAAGAGATTGCCAAAGGCAAGAAGATGAAGAAGGGCAAGAAAGAAATGCCCGCTTTCCTGAAAGAGAAGATGGAAAAAGAAGAAGACGAAGACGAAGAGATGGAAAAGGAATACGACGAAGAAGACGACGAAGACGAAATGCCCATGAAGAAGGGCAAAGGCAAGATGAAGAAGGATGACGAAGGCGAGATTGAGATTCCTGCCGAAGTGTACGACTACATCGAGACACTTGAAGCGGCGAATGCGGAACTCGTGGATACGCTTTCCAAGTTGGCTGAAGAGGAAGAAGCGGCGCAGGAAGAAATCCTGAAGTCGGCTGACCCGCAACTGGTTGCCATTGTCAAAGGTTTGGAAGAGCGTGCTTATGCGGCGGAAGCGATTGCTAATGCCGAGCGCGACCACCGCCTTGAGCAGGAGTATGTGTCAAAAGCGGCAACGCTGAAGCACTTGCCCATCAAAGCGGATGATTTCGGCAAAGTTCTGAAGGGTGTCGCTGATGTTCTTAGCGAAGAGCAGTTCAAGGTAATCTGGCAGGTTCTTTCGGCAGCGAATGCCAATCTGTCTAACTCGTCAGTGTTCGGTGAAGTCGGCAAGTCTGGAACGCTGGATGCCGATGGCCCGATGTCCGTGATTGAAAAAGCGGCTGCGGCACTGCGACAGGTTGACCCATCACTCACCCGTGAGCAGTCAATTGCGAAAGCGGTTTCGGCTGACGCAAATCTCTACAAGCAATATGTCAATGAGAGGAAATAAGTAGACATGGCGTACAAGGGTTCACAACCATTCAAAATCACTTTGAAGGCGGGTGCAGACCTGTCGGCAAAGCAGTACCACTTCATGAAGTTGGATGCCAGCGGCGATGCAGTCGTTTGCTCAGGCGCAACCGACAAGCCAGTTGGCGTGCTTCAGAACAACCCAACATCGGGGCAGGCGGCAGAGATTGTCGTCGCAGGTTTGACGAAGATTTCTTCGGATGCGGCGCTGGCAATCGGCGCTCTCATCGGCACCAGCGCAGATGGTCAGGCAGATGCCAAGACTCCTGGCAGCGATACGACTGAATATGTCGTTGGTACGGTTCTCACCACGACTGGTGCGGCAGGTGTCATCGGTTCGGCTCTCGTAAATTGCGCTAACCCGCACCGAGCGGCCTAAGTCAAAGAAAGAAATAGGAGAAAAAAGAAATGGCACAGCCAACTTCCTCAGATGTCCATGTTGATGCGATTCTGACCAACATCAGCGTTGCATACATTCAAGAGCAGGCGGCGTATGTCGCTAGCCGAATCTTCCCTACGGTTCCCGTTGAGAAGCAGAGCGACAAATACTTCGTCTACACGAAGGGTGACTGGTTCCGTGACGAAGCGCAACTTCGTGCGCCAGCCACCGAGTCGGCAGGTTCGGGCTACACGCTCAGCACCGCCACCTACAGCGCTGATGTGTACGCATTCCATAAGGATGTGGATGACCAAGTGCGTGCGAATGCAGACAATCCGTTGAACCCTGACCGTGATGCCACGACCTTCGTGACACAGCGCATGCTTCTCCGTCAGGAGATTCAGTGGGCTTCGGACTTCTTCAAGACGGGTGTGTGGGCGAACGATGTGACCCCAAGCAGCCTGTGGAGTGACTACACGGCTTCTGACCCGATTGGCGATGTGGAGACAGGCAAGGCGACCATGTTGAACGCAACTGGTTACCTGCCGAACACGCTCGTCATGGGTTACGATGTGTTCCGTCAACTGCGTCACCATCCCGACATTGTTGACCGTGTGAAGTACACCAGCGCAGAGAATGTCACGGAAGACATTCTTGCCCGATTCTTCGGTGTTGACCGAATTCTTGTGGCTCGTGCCATCAAGAACAGCGGTGCGGAAGGTGCGGCGAACTCGTTCGCTAGTGTCTACGGCAAGAACGCTGCTCTCTACTATGTGGCACCATCACCTGGATTGCTGACTCCTTCGGCTGGCTACACTTTCGCTTGGCGAGGTGTGTCGGATGGCATGGGTGCGAACATCGGTATCACCCGATTCCGTATGCCAGAACTTCGTGCAGACCGCATTGAAGCGCAGATGTCGTGGGATAACAAGGTCATCGCAAGCGACCTCGGTTACTTCTTCAGCGCCTGCGTTGCCTGATTACCAACAAGTTAGGAGACAACAACAATGAATCGTCTTACTAAAGGGCAGGCGGCTGTTGGTGCGCTAGTGGTGGGTAGTGCCAATACGGTCTACAAGATTGACTTCGGTACGACCTCGCTTAACCCTGCTTCAATCCCAGCAACGACTCGTGCTGGTACGACCTTCACGCTGACTGGTGCAGCAGTTACCGATGCAATCGTGCTGAATCCGCCTGCTGACCTCAACGACGACCTTATCTTCGTCGGTGCGACGGTCACTGCGGCTGACACGGTGACGGTGTATCTCTACAATCCGACTGCGGGCGCAATTGACGATTCTGCTCGCACTTGGTCGTACCTCTGGATAGATACCACCGCCTGATTTACAACTTCAACAAGAGAAAGTGACCTATCGTGTCCGTGAAAGACCCTCTAATTGAATCGGTGAAGCCGAAGACGAACTGGTTCATCGTTCTGCGTGCCTTTGATGGCAACGGCGTGAAGTATGTTCGTGGAGAAGTAGTCAGCGTTGATGGCTGGAGACATACATCCATGCTTGAACAGCGCCGATACATTGCGCCTCTGCCATACGGTGCGGATGTTCCAGATGAATCGTTCGTAGATGGCGTGAAGCGCAGGATGATTAACCATTCGCAAGAGTTGGAACCGAAGAAGCGCAAGCGCTCTTAGGGCTTGATGCCTTGATTTAGAATGACACAAGGAGTGTGTTATGACTTGGAGTTATTCTGGCAATCCAGCCGATTCAACTAGGGATGCCGTTCGCTTCTTAATCGGTGACACTGACACAACCGACCAACTGATAAGCAACGAAGAAATAAACTATTTCGTTACTGAGTTCGGCAATGCACGCCGTTCGGCATCGGAAGCGGCTCGTTCCATTGCGGCGAAGTTTGCCAGATTGATGAATCGTTCAATCGGTGGTCTTAGTGCGGATTTCTCGGCAAAGTATCGGCAGTATCTGGAACTCGCTGACAATCTTCTTTCTAAGGAAGAAATGTCGCCCGTTGCATTGTACATTTCTGGATACAGCCGCAGTGAGAAGGAAGCGGTTGAACTTGATACTGACCGTGAACCGACATTCTCTCGGAAAGGGATTATGGATAATCCGAGGTATCAGCCTTCGGATGAATCACCATACGATTATCGCAGGGTGTCGTAATGGCACTTGACAGGCAGTTGCTCACATTCATGCCGCATACGGTGACGATTGCACCATACACGGCGAAGAATAACTACGGCGAAGACACTTACACGGCGACTCGTACTGCCGCCGCTTATGTTGAACCCGATAGGCAGTTGCTTGACGGTACGCAGATTGACCAAGAAACACGCTCAAAGACGGCATACATCAATGACACATCCATCACGCTGCGAGACAAGATAACGCTTCCTGACGGTTCAACACCGAATATTACGAGCGTCACTATTCATACGGCGGTGGTAGGTCTTGAACATTCTGAAGTGAGGTTTGCGTGACCGTATTTCAGTTGAAAGTAGTCAAACTCAAGAACGATTTTGACAAGATTTCTGGTGCCACTGTCAAAGATTTGAAGGCAGCGCTGTACCAAGAAGCGGAAACCATCATGACTGCTTCTAAGCGAGATTATGTTCCTATCAAGACTGGCGCTCTTAGAAATAGCGGAACCGTTTATCTTCCAGAAGAAATGCCTGACAGGGTGCAGGTTAGGCTTGGGTTCGGCGGTGCCTCTGCACCATACGCCGCAATAGTTCACGAATATCCGAAGAGTTATGGTCAGGGTAAAAACAAGTATCTATCCATTCCGCTCGGCATTTCCGCCAAGAACATGGCTTCTCGTATCGCAGAAAAGATGAAGCGTGCCGCAAGGAGCCGTAGATAGTGTCGGTTCTGGAAGATTTGGGCGGTTATCTTGATGCGCAAACTGGAAGCCTGACGCTAGGTACGAACCTCTTTTACGGTTTGATGCCAGAAACCGTGGATAATGTCGTCGCTCTGTTTGAGAATGCTGGTGCGCCACCGAACTTCACCATGGGGAGTGTCAATCTTCCGCAGATGGAACGACCCCAACTTCAGGTTCTGTTGCGGAACACTTCGTATTCAAGCGGTAGAACTCTTGCCGACAGTGTGTACCGCATCCTGACCGCCATTGCGAACCAGACAATCAATACGAATAGTTATCTCAGGGTAGAAGCGCTTGGGATGCCGCAGGTTCTGGAGAGGGATGTTAGTAAGCGTGTCGTTTTCACCATGAACTTTGATGTGGTGAGGCTTCTAGCCGTAGCGCCGTGACTACGCCGAATCCATACGGTGAGAATGCGGCGAAAGATGATAAGCCACGATGCTGGCGGTGTGGCAAGTTGCTGGCTGAAACGCTAACTAGACCCTGGACTATCGTTTGCCCACGCTGCAAGGCTAAAAACGCCAAAGAATGACTTGATTGTTTCTCCGATTCGGCACTACTGTTTGAGTACAACTTTATTTCGTGTCTTAGTGACCTCGGATTGACTGCCATCGTGCGCTTGTCGCCCCAGTCCTTACGGTGTGGCTACGGCGCTGGAGGACAACGATGGCAACTTACAAGGTACTTACAGGGCTTGACTACGGCAAGCCTTCTAAGCGTGTTGAGGCAGGCGAACTTGTCAGCGACCTACCACCTGCGGCGGTCAAGTGGCTTCTGGAACAGAACCTGATTGAGTTGTCAAGCGGAAAGTCGGCACCAGCACCTGTTTCAGAAGGAGATGATGAATAATGGCTTTCATTCACGGCAAGAGCGCAATCGTTCTACACAACGAATTTGACCTGTCCTCTTTTTTCAACGATGCCAGCACCAGCCGTTCAATAGAAACAGCCGAAACCACTGCGTTCGGCAACTCGGCAAAGACCTACATCGTTGGATTGCAAGACGGAACCATCAGCCTGAGTGGGATGTTTGACGGTGCCGCCAATGCGATTGATGCAGAGATGACCGACATTATCGGTAGCAATGACGGTGGCATTCTTACCATCGCAGTCGGCGGAAGCCTTGCACTTAGCCAGCGAGTCATTTCTGCTCTCGGTGAACTGACTTCATACGAAGTGTCGGCACCAGTCGGTGATGTCGTTGCCGCCAATGCAGAGTTTCAGGTGGATGGCGGTGTCGGCAATGCGATTTCTTTGCACGCTCTCAGCGCAGAAACGGCGACAGGCAGCGGTTCAAGCCACGACAATTCGGCATCAAGCGCCAACGGCGGTGTTGCTCAAATCCATGTCACGGCGAACACGATGAACAACAACACGGTTTTCAAGGTTCAGCACTCGGCTGACAACAGCACTTGGGCTGACCTTGCCACATTCACGACAGTCGCAACTACGGTGAAGACTGCCGAAAGAGTTACGGTAGCAAGTGGAACTACCGTGAACCGCTATCTCCGAAGCACTTGGACTGCTTCGGGAACGGGAAGCGTAACCTTCCACATCAACTTTGCCAGGAGATAAGGAGAACTAATCATGGCATTCGTACACGGTAAATCAGCAGTCTTCAAACTGGATAATGCTTCGGGGTCACTCGTTGATTATTCTTCGTACTTGGAGGACATTTCGTTTCCAAGAAGCGTTGAAACGGCGGAGACAACGACCTTCGGAAGTTCCGCAAAGTCGTACATCACGGGCTTGACGGATGCGACAATCTCGCTTTCGGGCAAGTTTGACGCTACGGCGGATTCCACCATCGCCGCAGTCGTCGGGCAGTCGGCAACGCTTTCGTTTGAATACGGCCCAGCAGGTAGCACAGGCGGCAATGTCAAGTATCTTGGCGAGTGCATCCTGACTTCCTACGAAGTTGGTGCTACAGTGGGAGATGCCGTGACTGCGAGCGTTGAACTTCAGGTTTCTGGGGCAATCACTCGCACGACTTGGTAATCACATCCACTAACAACAACTAGGAGATAACCGTGTCCTTGCGTGACCGAATCCTTCAAGCGAAAGACATCCAGAGCCATTCACTGCAAGTTGAGCAGTGGGGTGTGGCACTGGAAATCCGCACAATGACTGCCGTTGAGCGCAGTCGTCTTGTGGCATCCTGCACCAAAACCGATGGAACAGTGGACATGGAAAAGATGTATCCACTGCTTCTCATTGCCGCCGTGTACGACCCCGAAAGTGGCGAGAAGGTCTTCACCACAGAAGACATTCCAGCGTTGCAGGAAAAGTCGGCAGCAGCGATTGAGTTGGTTGCGCAGAAGGTCATGGAAGTCTCTGGTATGACACCCAAAGCAGTTGATGTTGAGGGAAAAGACAACTAAGTGACCCCGAATACCGCTACTACTTCGTTCTTGCCGAAAGGCTAGGTCGGACAGTAGAAGAACTGCTCTTCGGTTCACCTTGTCATGTTCCACTCAAAGCCGATGAACTTATCGGATGGGCGGCACATGACAAACTCACTGCTTGGGAACAAGAACAAGCGATGAAGAAAGCGAAGCGGAGATAGGCGATGGCGATTCAAGTAGGTCAACTTGAAGCCCAGTTGTCGGTAAACACGACCAATTACACCAAGCCGCTTCAGCAGGCTGGAAACCAACTCAACCAATTTGCCAATCAGGTCATGGCATCTGGTCGGCAAATGGGGATGTTCTCCAAGTCGGCTGTGGTCGCTGGTGCCGCCGTTGGCGCACTCGGCTTCTCGCTACTGAAGTTCGGTAAGCAATCGTTCAGTGTTGCCGCCGATGTGAACGAAATGAATGTCGCTATGGAGGCGGTTGGCAAGGCGACTGGCAAGGGTGGCAAAGCCATCAAGGATGCCGCCGACAAAGTGCGAAGCATGGGTATTGAGATGAAGGCATCTCAAGAAATCGCCATGCTGTTCGTGAAGAGCAACATTGACCTTGCT